CCGATCCACGCTCAATCAGTCCAACGACTGCGGCGTTATTTGGATCAATGTTAGATGCTGAATTTTGCCCGTAAACCTCATAGTAATATTGCCCCGAATATTCAAGCCCCACCGTTGTACAAGTGAAGGTTGTTATTCGTGCATTATCGAGCGTCACATTGAGGACTTGTGCCAACTTGTTTGAGGTTTCTACTCCACTATCGTCACGGTTTAAAACGAGTAGATAGTGTGTGAATGTGTCTAGCACACTCTTACCTTCAAATAGTGTTAGCCGCCCCGTCTGATTCGCTTGGTTCGGTTGAAGTAGCAGCATTCTTTTCTTTTTTATCCTCTCGCACCAAATGAGGTGCAAGGGCTTGAATTTTTTTCAAAGTGTTTTGATCTGCGGTTGCAAGTTCAATCACTCGACCATTAGCGTTAAATACACTATTGGGTTTTACTGGAATGAGTTTCGCCATTGTTCAAAGATAGAAAAAAAGGGGCATAAAATTTACACCCCCTTTTTTATGTTTTTAGTCAACTACCGATGTGCCGATAGTGATAGTCACGAAGTTGTCAAACGGTGTAGTGGTGTACGCCTCTAGTTGTTCCGCTGCACTTGGTTCTTCAGCTACAAATGTGATAGTGTAACCGTTAAGGTCAGCAGCAGCCGAACCCGTTGCAGCCTCAATCGCAGTGATTTCAGCGCCGAATTGACGACCAACCATCCATATTTTACCGTTCTTGTCCCAAACAAATACAACGAGTGCACGATTTTTCGCTAACAGTTCTAGTTGTTTGCGTTTAACCGATGTCATTTTATTCAGTACGAGTGTAACGGTTTGAGTGTGCAAGATGCCACCGTTCGCGCTCGATGTCGCCTCAGTGAAACCGCCCGTTCCTTTTACCACCTCGAAAGGGTAAATGGTTGCAGTTGGTAGCGCGTCAACTTCTAGGGTTGTCGCATCCAATGTGACACCCGTTGCAAAGTCCGCTTGTTGCTGAATCCAAATCCTTTGAATCCCCGCGAAGCCGTCTTTACAATTTAAGAGTAAACCTGATGTTAGTTCACAAGCCATGTTTTTTATGTGTTATGAAAAAAGGGCGGCAGCTTATGACCACCGCCCTCGTTTCAGATTATTTATTCGATGATTACGCGTTGTCCAAGTGATACAAAACGATCTCGTTACCGAATCCGTATTGACAAGCACCAAAGAAGTCAGCAGAGAAGCGAACAGTTTTGTCACCGTTTACTGGTTGCATATCGATTACTTGAATCGAAGTCCAATCTTCACCCGTGTTAGTACCAAACCATAAGTTAGACTTTTGAGCCATTACCAAAGTTGAATCACTCATTCCTGGACATTCAACAATTTCGTACTGACCGAGCCATGTCATTGAGATGGCAGCCCCCGATTGATACAAGTTGTTGTTTCCTAGTGTTGCTTGTGCGTTTCTGTATGCTTCAGCTACGTTAGATGCAACGTAAATCAAAGGCTTTTCAGTTGAACGACGAACACGAAGCGGTGAAGCTGCTACGACTTCTTGAATCTTAGATACTACGTTTGCCGCAGTAATTGCAACGGGCGTAGCCACGTCGATTACAGTCGCATCAGCAAGCATCAAAGTTTCAAATCCATCATAAGCACCAGTACCCGCAGCACCCTGCCAAATCATTGTTTCGTTGATCTGACCAATCACACCCATAAGGGTAATAGTCAAAGCTTCTGCAACAGTTGAGATGTCATCATTTTGCGCTGCCAATGCTTCCCAATCCGTGAAGAAAGTAGTTTTGCATAGCTGACGTTGCAAAGCAAGTGGAACGAGCGTTAGTGTGCGTTCATCCAATGTAACTGTACCCGTTGGAGTAAAGTCGCAAGTTTGACCGCTGAAGGTTGTTGCATTGTCTTGAATGCGTTGTACCTTTTGTTTGTATGCAATGTTTGTCTTGAATGTAACGTTGTTCACGGTATCATTCGACAAGAAAGCAGCTTGGATATATCCACCTGACTTTTCACCTGCATAGGTGGTTGTTAGAGAAGTAGTTGTTGCCATTTCTTAGTTGTGTTTCATGTTAGCAAGTACGCGCTCTGTCATGCTCATTTGTGACAACGGTTTCTTAGTGCGTTCTTGTGTTGGTTTTTCTTTACCGAGTGCTACTTCTTTCACAGAAGATGCAGCTGGTTTTTTAGAAAGTTCCACGAGTTGTTTCTCGGTTGCTTTCAATTTGGTTTCTGCTTCAGTTTTCGATTCAGTCACAGAAGCTAGTTGTGTTGAAAGTTCTGCGTTCTGTCCTTCAAGTGCCGCGATTCTGTTTGCCAAAGCCTCGAAACGTGCGGAAATTTCCGCTTCCATTTCAACTTCTTCTTCAACTTCAATCGGTTTGATTTCAGAAACCACACCACCCGCAACGATTAGAGTTTCACCCGTTTCGAGTTTATACTCTCCGTCAGCTGCTGGAGACGTTTTACCTTCAGCATCAACAACGAGAATGTCCACACCCGCACCCCAAGCGTCAGCAGTGGTAGCGATAATAGTTCCATCCTCAAGTTTTGCTTCTGCACTCAATTTTACTTCAGCAACTTTGGAAAGTTCAACTTTCCCTTCTTTTGATTCAAACTTGAAACCCGCTTTTGCAGCTAGGTCATTCAGTTTCTCCATTAGTGTTTTGCTCATTGTATAAATTTTTGTACAGTAGTATATACGGTAAAAGGCAAAAAGTGACAAAAATTATTTAGAATGATTCTAAATTAAGAAGTGACCACACAAAAAAGCCACCCGTAAAGAGTGGCTTTTCTGAATCAAATAACATAGATACCAATGACGGTAGTGCCGAACGGCACGAGGCAAATATACTACCCTTCTTTCAATATCCGTTCAACATCTGTGATAAATTCCAAATCTTCATCAATTACGCTTCTTAGTTGTTGGTCAACCGCATCGAATAAGCCCTCAAGACTAAAGCCTAGAATTTCACCCGACTTCACTTTCTCCCACACTCCATCGTTGTCAACCTTCATCCCGATAAACCAAGTGCCATCAATCTCATTCAATCCCATTGCAACCGATTTATCTACATCGCTTTCTTTGATCCATTGCTCAACCGTTGTGCACCCGTCAATTCTAAACTCGTGCATGAATGTAGCTTCTGATTGGTTGCCTTGCTTCATGTAGTTGTATGCAATCTTTCTAACGGCTTCGCGTGGGAACTTGATATAGTATTCTTCGCCCGTGTCCTTATCGCGTCTTAAAATAAGTTTGTCCGGTATAAGCACCGCACCAAATAGCATTCTCTTTTCTTCATCCACTTGCGATAGTTTCACTTGCGTTTCACCTCGCAGCGCAACAAAGTTTGATTCAATCGCGGGAATATCCACGATTGATATTGCTTTTACTCCTTTGAGCCAATCGTTTTCATCTAGGTCGAAGGTTATTACTTTTCTATTCATAGTCTTGCTTTGTCTTTAATTTTAGTTGATGCCTCTAATTCATTCGCCACGTTACCGCTAAGCACATACGCTTGGACCGGTGTTAATTGGCTAGGTCTATTATTTATGAATGCAGGGTTGAACGCATTGAAACTAGGTGCGGAACCACCACCACCACCCTCACTACTCGGTGCGCTATATGATGATGAACCACCACCGCCGCCGCCCGTGTCACCACCGCCACCCGAAGGTGTAAATTTAGTCTTTGCGATACGTGCCACGTTAGCAAGTCCGCCAATGGTAGCAACTGCCGCAGCCGCCGTCTTAATTCCAATGCCGCCCGCCGTTTGAGCAAATGCCGCCGTAGCACCTAGATAAGTATTTGTAAGTGCTTGAGCAAGTGACAACGCTTTGTTCACCACAAATGCTCGTTTAGCACTTTTCTCTGAACCGTTCTGCAGAACATCATTGAGTGCAAGTAAAGAATCAACCGCCCCTTGTGCCAATGCAATTTTTTGATCCTTTGTTGCCGTTGCGTATTTAGTCTCAATATCCGCTACCTCTTTCGCGTTCTGTTCCGCTAATTGCTTTTGAAGTTCCGCGTCACCATGTGCCAGGCGGCGAAGTTCAATATACTTCTGGTCAACCGCTGCGATTTCCGCTTCAATTTCCGTTTGCTGCAAAGTCTTTCTAAGGCCTTCGCGTTCTTGTTCAAACTTTAATTCTTGGTCGGCTAATTCCTTTTCGGTAGCCATACGATTCTGCTCAAGTTTCAACCTTTCATCAAGTAATTTCTTTTCGGTTGAAATTTTAAGTTCGAGTAATTCATTGGCTAGTTGTCTTTCAAACTCATTCGCCGCCTTAATACTTTCAAGTTCCTTTTCACGTGCTGCTTTTGCTTTCTCACTACTTGCTTTTCTTGCGTCCGACCTTTCCTTTTCACCTTCGAGTGTCAACTTATTTAATTGATCCTCATAAAATGCGTCAGTCTTATAGAGTTCTTCAGTAGTTGCTCCCAGTGCAATTAACCTTTCAACCTCTTTTTTGTAGTTGGCTTCAATGTCCTTTTGTGCAATTTCACGAGATGATAACCCTATTTTCTCATAACGCTCCTGAATCGTTGCACGTTCCGCGTTTAGTTGATTGAGTTTGTTGATAGCCTCAATTTCATATTCAACCCTCTGTTCCGCTACCTTCTTTCTAAGTTCGTCAAGTTTTTTCTCCTGGTCTTCAGAAAGTCCATAGGGTGTACGTTGTAATCTGACAAGGTTGGCTATCTGCTTTTCAGTTGCCTCAATATCTTTCCGCGCAAACTCTTCTTTAAGTTGATATTGCTTTTGCAAATCTGTTCCCGCTTCAGCTAGTCTTTTCTTTTCCGCTAGATGTCTTTTTTCATTTGACTTGTCGATGGCTTCGTTTGCCTTATCTACGTCAGCACGTTGTTGATCCATTAACGCTTTAATCGCCATTCCAATAGCAACGAGCGCGGCAACTAGTAAGAATATCGGGTTGGCTAGTAAAGCCTTTCCGAGTGCTTGTAATGAAGCACCGAAACCTTTAACGCCATTGATAAGTTCTTTGAAAGATACACGGCTTATGCTTCCCGCCATTCCTTTCACGGACTGACTAACACCTTCGAAGTCTAGCGTTCCAATCCTTTGAGAAAGTAAAGATGCGTTGTTGCCAAGCGTTTCAAATGCAGGACCAGCGTTTGCTTTGATAGCGTCCCCCGCATCATTCATTTGGTCTTTCAACGCCCCCGCTTTTACGGAAAGTTCTTGAAACTTCGCGGTGTTCGGGTCGAGTGTTGCAAGTTCTTGGTTAAGAGCCTTGAGTTGTGAGCGTAATGACTGCGTGGATTTAACACCCTTCTCAATCGAGTTCGCCGCGTTCTCAAGTTGATCGCCGCCTTTTACATTTATATCTATTTGACTTGTCGCCATTATCTAAGTAGTATGTATAGTATATACGATAGCATGGCAAAAGGTAACAATGTGAGGGAGTATTTGACTAGGTAAAATAACCACATTCGTTTGATGTGATATTTACCCCGCGCACGTTTAGCCCAATCGGATGAACCTATTGCGCCCTTCGAAAGAAGGTCAAGCGTTGTTTTGATTGATTCTAAATTAGCCATATTTGTAAAGTTTAGTTGTAAATAGATTATCTTTGTTTCATAATCAAAAAACAAATATACGAAATGAGCAAACTAAAAGACACGCTGCTAATGATGGCAGTAGAAAAAGAAACCTTCAAAATTGGAGATAAGACTTTCCAAATTATCGAGGTAGTGAAGCCGAACAACCACAACCCGACTACTCGCATTTGGTGGGTAAGTGGGTTAGAGTTCCTAGTAGATGTCAACGATATTGGGATGAAAGAATAAAAGAAGGCGGGTGGCTTCAAATCGAGGAGTTACGCCAACATGGTGGCTTTTGGTTCTTTGATAAAAGTTTCTATTTGTCAGAGCAATATCTCGACCTCACCAACCCTCAAGATGAAAACCCCGACGAGGTGAATAAAATTCTTGTTCCGAGTGAGATTGTAATTTCGGAAGATGTGGACGGATTGAATCTTCATTTCGGGAATAATCAAGCCTTGTATGTTTACAAAGGCGCTGACGGTTATGGTGTATTGAGTGAAGCCGACCGTGAACCCATCCAATGCGAACTTATCAAATGTGAACGGGCGGAGTTGAAGAAAGGGGATTTGGCTTTTAGGACGGATGAAGGCGATACTAACTTTGATGCGCAAATTCTATACGGTGTTGTGATAGACGAAAACACCGTTGCTTATGTTGTAAATAATAGCGATGTATGCACGGACAGTGTAACCCCTTGGAAACATTGGTACAAACTTCAACCGATAAAGCAATGAGAACGCCACGACACCTGCCAAAAAGAAACAACGCGGTGAGGGAGTTTAGAAAGATGAAATTAGGAATCAAAGACCTAGACGAATGGTTTGAAAAAAGTCTCAGCAAACATTTAGAAGCAATAGAAACGCAATACGATTAGAAATGGATAACACAAGAAAAAAACGCATTAGACAACAAGCGATTGACGTTTTTGAATTAACAAAAGGATTTACAACAACGCCAACCGACACCGCAATGATAACCGCTTTAGAACTTGCGGGATACGTTCTTGAACTTACTACGGACGTGGAATAAAGCAGTAGTCTGTTTCCCACACTCAAGACTTTTTTCTAAACTAAAGGGATAAAAGAAGCCTCCATCACGGGGGCTTTTTTTATAGCCTACTTTGAGCATAAGTCATAGTTGCGGTAATTCGGCAATCATTGAATGGGTAACCCGAACCGCCCGTGCTCCCCACCCTAATTCTGTGTAAAGCCGTATCGGTTGTAACGTCAATACTCACATCCACAATATTCAAGTCACCATCACTATACACCTCTACTGGAGTTGAATATTGAGCCGTCGCATCTTTCTTAATCAAAGTAAAATTGAATTGAGCCGCGTGAACTTTGTTAATTACATCCGTTCCCGTGTCGTATTGGTTTATTACTACAAACAAAGCGCACGACCAAACCGATTGACTTGGTAAAAATATATCCGATCCTTGGTCTGTAATTACAATCTTGTCACCACTTGCAGCGTAATCACCCGTGCCGCTTAACACTATGTTACCACCTTGCGCCCGTCCCGTAATATTGGTTAGCTGACCTATATGAACTCCGCGTTGAATAATTGTCATATCTTGTCCAACCGCAATAGCCGAACGATTAAACCCCGCTACGGAAAAGTCAACAACCGGCGCGGGTGTTCCTTGTCCGTTTCGATTAGGTCGTCCCGTTCCTACGAATGCCGAACAAACAGAACCCGTCCATGTGTACCCATACCTTTCGCAACACGATTGCGATCCATCCGATTCATCACCATTTCCATCTTCAAAGATTACTACTCCGTTAGTCCCAACGGCAACGGGTGTATAGGTACAATCTTGAACGCTCGAAACAATCTTAGCTAGTGTACACTTGGTAGAAACATCCATCCCCACCACGAAGTTATCCACTTGAATCAATCTCCAGTAGGCATCTTTTATCCAAATCTGCTTCGAATAGTCAATATCCATAAAGTCATTGATATTGATTTTAAAGTACGCCTCCATGATTCGCGATTGGTCACTATACAATTCATTGTAATACCTTCTCCAATATGAATTGAATAGGGTATTGAAAGGAATAGCAGTGATATTTTGCAGCGGTGTTTCGGGCGCGAAGTTCAAATCCTCACTTTCAAGTGTTGCATTGACTTCTGAATAGTGATTGACTAAAGGCACATCGGTAAATTCTGCCCCAGGTGTTACCTCGTTCCACAAAGCA